CTCGTGTTAGCGGTAGCCTGGACAGTTCCGTTGGTGTTTACCTGTACAAGCACATTGCTTACAGATGTAAGCAATTGTCACAGTCGGGTATCTGTCAGTTCTCCAGATTACCTTTGCTCCAGCAGTGTCAGATGCAGCGGCATTGCTCCACTTGAGCTGGTACACTCCAGTTGAAGAGCCGGAAGACGATGCATTGATACTGAAGCTTCCAAAGTTCCTGGTGCAGTTGTGTCAGTGATTGGAGTTACTACTGAAACCTCAGCTGATGTACTGAATGACAATCCGTCGAATGCCAACTGTGACAGTGTACTCGTGTTAGCGGTAGCCTGGACAGTTCCGTTGGTGTTTACCTGTACAAGCACATTGCTTACAGATGATGTTGAAGACCACTGGACAGCGTTAAGATATACCGTCTGCGCTGGCCTGAATCCAGAAGGCAAAGTGAAGATGGTAGAACCTCTTGTATACGACTGGATTGTTCCTCTTAGGAATACAGTTGTATTGTTCTTGTAGTAGGCTACATTGTATGCACTAGCATAGTTATTACCATTGGTAAGAGTAGCTGCTACCCATGGCGGTGTACCCAAGATATCAAGGTGGCCGGTGATTCTGACATTTGTACTGCTGAACATGTCAGAACCTGAGTCTGGATACGAGTACAGGATAAATGAGCCCGCCGCATTTGTCAGGGCGAACTGTCCCGAGTACCTGTCATCCTGAGCAGCGAAGATTTGCAATGAAGTCTCTTCAACACCACTTGCATTGAAGTATGTGAAGTTCGCAGAAGCTCTGTTTCCATAGCTGTCGGTGTAGTTCATTGCCCTCATTGCACCACTACCAGCATCAGTCTGTACAATCAGAGCCGGGGTTGACGAAACGTCCCTTTGACGGCTAGGTGCAGATGTTCCACCATTCCATACATTGAACGGAAGTGTAATGTCTGATGTCGATACGACAATCGAACCAGTTGAGCGTACAATGTCTGTATTCAACACAACCTGTGAAGCCTGTGCGTCGCGATATGCTGTAACAGAGCCTGTCTCAAGCTGGCACTCGTCTACCCAAATAGACTCACCCGCCGCAGGATTTGTCCACCACCACTGGTAACGGATAGTAGCCGTGGTGTCGGGAACGACAACAGGAGTTGTCCAAGCTTGCTGCACATAGTCTGTTGTATTGACAGGAGTCTTCTCAACATAGTAACTGATGAGAAGCGTTCCGGTCTCGTCATAGCAATTCAGGTAGAGACGAACAGGCTTGAGCATGCTCGGCTTGAAATATCCAGAAACTGAGATGTACTTACCAATAAGGTCAGGATAGACAGTTGTAGAGATGTCATAGTTACCATAAACCTGAGTAGTGCTGATTGGAGTACCAGATACAGTAATCTTGAGACTTCCTGCTTCGGTTCTACCCTCAGAGGTATCCCATGCAACAGTAGAACCCGGCGATGCTGTATTAGCGGTCCAGTTGTAAATACCATTCTGGAAATCAGAATCGTAGATGTAGTTAGGGTTACGGTCATAGATTCCCATATAGACGCTGCCGTAATCGCTCTCCTTCGTCAATAGAGGAGGCGCGATTCTCAAGTGGCCTGCGCTGGAGTAATCACCGTCAATAATCTGACCGATAAGACCTGGCAACTGCTCATCGGCATCGCCGGTGTAGAATCTGATAGCATGGTCAAACTCAGAGCTTGTATCCTGAATGTTGTCAATACTGATACCCTTCGTTCCATGAGTACCACTGGTATCAACCTTGGCAGTCGCACCATTCTCAAAAGCTTCAATAGAGAACTGGTCAAGTTGGGCCTTTGAACCAGAAGGAATAGTCCATTCAACGTAAGGAACAAGGTATCTTACCTGGTCATTGAATGATGCAGGCGCATAAGGGTCATTAGCCTTTGACGGGTTACCAAACTTTCCAGTTGCACCGGAACCACCACGGCCCTTCACATAACCTGTTACAGTAATCCAGTCACCAGTGGTAGAAGAGTCTGCTGTGGCAATGGGAACTTCGTCATTGTTGGCAACCATCATGTACTGACCCGCCGTATATCCAGACAGAAGACTGTAATCTGTTGGCATGGCATGAATCTTCGTAGGAGTAGTAGCAACATCAACAAAGTCATAGTCTACAATATTGCTTGAATTGTCGAATCCGAACAGACCAATCTTCACTCGTGGTGGAGTGGTGACGGTTACTTCATCAAGGCGGGCGATGTTTCCAGAGATAGCAGAACCGGCGATACCGAATTGTACCTCAAAGCTGGCTGATACCGCACCGGCCGGAGCAGTTGCACTTGAAGAGAACTGGCTCCACGTAACTCCATCAATAGGAATGACAACACCACTGCTGTCAACAGGTGGCGGAATGTTATTGAATGATGAAGAGATTACAGCATTTGAAGAATCCTTCCAGATAATATTCATGTTGATGTTATCTCTAGCAGTTGTGCTGCTTGGAAGCATTCTAGCAGAGAACGTATAAGTATAACCCGGCACAATTCCTGTCAGAGTTGTACCAGTTCCATAAGTACCGTTAGAAGTTCCATTCTGGACAAGTAGCAGTGAAGCAACACCACTGAAGAACTTAGCCGTGTCCCTTGAAATGGTCGTGCTCGAATATGCATACCAACCAGACGTATTGACCTCAAACGTAGAGTTAGCGTTAAGGGTTGCAACCGTGTATGCACGAATACGAGCAGATACTCTATAGAGAATAGTAGGGTCGAACGCGATACGCTGGACTCCGGAACCATTTCTCAGGACAAGACCCGAGCCGGTGAATTCGAACAACGATTCAGCAGAATACGCTCCAGGGTCAGTCTTTTGTAGAACAGAGCCATACTGTAGCCATAGATTGGAATCCTGCATGTAGTCGAACATCTTAGCATTTGAGCTATTCTGGAATGGCGAGTCGAATGCTGTTACCTTGATTGAATTGACAGCTAGCTGTCTGAATTCTGCATAGCCGTCATTTCTAATAATCCATCCTGTGGTGCCCGCCGAATAATTGGCAGACATGATGCGACTATTCACACCATCGGCAGATGGATTGCTGGGGTCACCAACAACAAGACGACCGCGTACATTCACGTCACCTAGCTGGGCATTACCCTGTAGGTTGATAGACCATGCTGGCTGACCTGACAAACCGTTCGCAGCGGCGGAAGACTGAATAGAACCAGTTCTGATGATTCCACCGTCGATACTTGTCACAGAAGGTGGACGCCATGATGAAGGCGTTGTCTGCGCACTCAGCTTTCTCTCAATCTGAACACCATCGATATAGATTGTTCCAGTGGTGAACAACTTGACATCCATATTGAATGCGGCTGCTACTGTAGTTGTCAGAACAGAGGAAATCCTCTGCCATGTACCATTGGCAGTAATAGTCTGTGGCGAACCAATAGATGAACCGCTTGCACTGTTGAAGTTAAGCGAAACGCTCTTGTCTCCAGAAGCATTTGGTGTAGCAATCCATGCAGAGACAATGTAATCTGTTGACGGCTCAAGAATGAGGTTGTAGCTTGTTGAAGTTCCAGATGTCAGAATAACACGTGTGTAGGTTCCACCAGCGGTCTTGATAAGTTGTAGTGCCTGGATGTTGTACTTCGGTGTAAAAGTAGTCGTGTCGATAATTGCATTGCTACCGCCAGAACCAGTGTCGAATCCGACAGGCAAAGGATTGGCTGTGTACCACAACGGATTCCACTCGAAGTCTGCATAGGCGGGGTGGATAAGATTCTCACCACTCTGAAGGAGAAGAGCAGCAGCCTTAATAGTACCCTGGTTAATTTCCAGACTGTTGTTTGTAAGTCTCCAGCCTGCGGAACCAGACGAATAATTAGCGCTCTGCATAATACCGCTGGCGTTCATCGTGAAGGTAGAGCCGACAATCAAGTTCTGTGAGAAAGTCGTGTTAGCCTTGATTGTATTGGCATCAAGACTGTTAGCGATGACGCGGTCACCTGCAATTGTTGCAGCAGTGATTCTGTCACCATTGATTGTTCCTGCTTGGATATCAGAGTTGGCGATGTAGCGGGGGACTCCGCTGGTGATTGACGAATAAGACCCGGCGTTTCCTGACGCGTCAAATGCACGAACCCTCACATAGTAAGTCGTGTTGGATGTCAGGCTACTGAATGATGTGATGGTTCCACCAGTCTGCTTGGTAATCAAGTTTCCTGTGTTGAACGTATTGGCGGTGTCGAGTTGAATCTCATAGTATCCTACTCCACCCTTTACATCAGACTCTGCATTCTCGTTCCAGTAGACAGTGATTGTTGTCACACCCGCGCCAATTGTTACACCCGTAGGTGCTGCTGGTGCAGTAGTATCCTTTGTTGTTGTTAGAGGATACGTTGATGAATTTGAATAGGCACTTGAATTACCAGAGAAGTCTACAGCAGCAACCGCAATATTGTATGCGGTGTTGGGACGTAGACCATTGATTCTTGCAGATGTTGTTCCCTCTGGTGAGTTGACATACTGCCATGAAGTTCCTGTGCTGTACCTAATGCTGTAATACTGCAAATCTGTGTCAGCTACAGTGGACCATGAGACATCGACATATACCGTTCCGCCAGAAGGGTCGGCGGGGTCAACAGAAGATGTCGTAGTAACTCCTGTCGGCGCTGCTGGCGGAGTAACATCAACAGCATAGGAAGACTGAGCTGTAGCACTGCCAGTCGCATCATTAACAGAGTGCGTATTGAAGACATCAACAGCGCGTACGGCAAAGTACTGCGGATTCGTTGACGCCGTGTCAAATACGAATGAGGTTCCGATTCCTGTGTACACCTTGTTTGGTGTTACTCCAGAAGATGTTCCCTGATAAACCTCATACTGCTTGATGTCATTGTCTGTGTTAGCAGTCCAGCGCAAAGCAATAGCGTTGGTAATACCCACAACGCTGAGTCCTGTAACATCTGCTGGCGGCGGATTTGTTGCCGTTGCTGTAGCGGCAGTAGACAGATTGCCTGTGTTATCCCTTGCTCTGACCTCAATGTTTACAGTTGCCCTAGGTGTTCCGAATGAATTGAAGTTTGATTCGAAAGGGAAATCAAAGCGGGCGGCGGTAGTAATGTATGTGATAACAGTTCCTGGTGCCGCCGGTGAATACACCTTGACCTGGAAATCACGGAAATCCATGAGAGGAGTCCCGTCCTGATTTGTCGTCGGACCAGTCCAGACAGCCTTGAATGCCGTACCCTCAACAGTCCATGAAAGACTTGTAGGAGGTGCGGGTGGAAGGGTATCGCTGGTTGTCTGAATGTCCCAGAGCTGAGACCACTGAGAAGTGTCATCACCATTAGTAGCTCTTGCCTGGATTTGGTACAACCGGCCGGGTTCAAGGTCTCTTAGAAGAATTCTGCTCATGCTGTATCAAACTCCAATGCGTACTCTACGTCCATTGGAGCCGTGTTTGTCTTGACAAGGGGAGAGGATAGTACACATCTGGAAACAAGGATAAAGTCTTGGTTTGGCGTATCTGTATCCTCTGCGCGAAGCCCGTCCAAAATTACATAACCGGCAGTTCCACCAGCAGTGACATCGAACCCGAACCTGCTGATTGAATCCCATGAGATTGTTCCAGTAGGGGTGAAATCTCCTTTTCTGAATGAAAGAACATTGTATCCTGTAGGAAGTGATGAGACTGTTTTGGACAAAGAAAGCTTTCCGCCGCTGACAATGTCTTCGAATACCAGACTGATTGTTACGATATTGTTGTTGGGCTTGCTGAATGCAAGTGAGAATGTGTCATTTACCGAATACCCGGACAAATCCATATCAACATCTAGTCTTGTTGATGTTGTAGAACTGATAGCAGCGCTCACCTTGATTGAATCCTCGCTTGTTCTATTGGCAGAAGTGTCAACAACAGCATTCGTCCAGTTCTCGACATCAAGCTCGAACGTTGTCAGCATCTTGGAATCGAATTCACCACTCAGATTATTTGCGGCAGTACTCCAAAGACCAGACTCGTAGATAGAAAATGCCGTATCCTGGTCAATAGTACCCTTGAACAAGACAACGTTATTCGTATAGTCTGCGTTCCTCAGTGCCACAACGATTCTTTCAATCTCGAATCCTAGACGAACATCTGCCACGTTTGCAGCAACATTTGATACACCTAGGCCAATAGCGCCACCCATGCTTGATGACTGCCCGGCCAAATAACGCAAAATCAGCCTCTTACCCTCAGTGGTAAGAAGATTCGGATGCTCAGCAATTAGCTGGCCATCCTGATAAAACCTGTATACGCCTCTCATGCTTTGGTCATCCTAACGTCGTATTCTGTGGCACCTGTTACATCTTCAAGCTCAATTACCACATCAACGACAGCCTTGCCGTCCGGAGCAATTCTAACTTGCTGGTCAATAATATTCATCCACTGCGGTGTGGGCAGCATCTCTGAAGACCCGCCATTATCAATCGGGCTTGTTGTGCCCGTGTCTGGTGGAGTAGAAGCAGAACCATCATCTGTAAGGACATCATTGACATCAACAATATCATCATAAGTGACAGCGTCTTCTTCTGTCTGTTCCGTTGTGCCCACACGAACATCAACAACATCAGGCGGCAAGAAGAATCGTGGATTAAGAACCACTTCTGGTGTCTTGACGATATTAGTATCTTTTAGTTGTCCCATATTGACAATTATATCTTCTATAGATACTCTAGTCAAATAGTCAG